CAGAAGCTCAACCCGTTGCTGCAGGACACCCCCGCCGTGCGCGATTTGCTCGGTGGCCTGCGCTCGCGCGACGCGGCCAACCGCCAGGACCTGATCGATTTCCCCGGCGGCATCCTGTTTCTCGCCGGGGGCAACAGTCCGAACAGCTACGCGCAGAAATCCGCGCGGTGGCTGTTCATGGACGACCTGGACCGATTCCCCGCCGAGGTCGGCGACGAGGGCGACCCGGTATCCCTCGCGCGCGGCCGGGTGAAAGCGTTCCCGCACAAGTACAAGCTGATGCTGGTTTCGACGCCCACAATCATGGGCGGATCGCTGATCGAACGCGAATACCTGGCCAGCGACCGGCGCCGCTACCACGTCGGCTGTCCCCACTGCGGCGAAATGCAGCCGCTGGCCTGGGGCAATGTGCGCTACGACAAAACCGCCGTGCCGCCGCAGTGGGCCTATTACGAGTGTCGCGCCTGCGCGGAGCCGATCGAAGAGTCATACAAGCCGGCGCTGTTGGCCGGCGGCCAGTGGATACCCGAGCGCCCGGAAATCAAGCGACGAGGCTATCACATCAATGCCTTGTACGCCCCGCCTGGGCTCGGCCCATCTTGGCTGGCGCTCGCGACCGAATGGGTGGCGTTACACCGCAGCGTCGACGGCGCCCGTCGCGGCGCCGACCCGGCCCAGCTCAAAGCGTTTTTCAATTTGCACCTCGGCGAGCCATGGGAGGACCGCACCAGCGCGGTCAAGCCGCATCACCTGGCCCAGCGCGCCGAATCGACCCCGCGCGGGGCGATTCCCCCCGGTGTGCTCGCCCTCACCTTGGCGGTGGACACCCAAGACACCTGGCTCGATGTGACGATACTCGGCTGGCGCCAATGGCAAGACGACGGCACCCCGGGCTGGACGCCGATCGACTGGCTGCAGATCCAGGGCGACACGGCGCGCATGGAGCCCTGGGACGAACTGGAGCGGGTGATCAACCAGGAGCGCCGCAACGCCTGGGGTAATGTGGTGCGCCTGCACGCGGTGGCGATCGACAACCGCGGGCACCGCGGCGAGCAGGTGCGCGCCTTCGTCGCCCGCCCCGGTCTGGCCGCGCCGGTGTACCGGGTGCAGGGCAGCACCCGGCGCCAGTCCCTGATCATCGCCCAGTCCGCGCGCGACCCTGACCGCGACCACAAGGGCCGGGCACGCGGCGCGGGGATCTGGAACATCGGCACGGAAACCGCCAAGGACCTGATTTACGGCGCCCTGTCCGCCGACGGCGACCTGCCGCCGGAACAGCGGCGCATCCGCTTCCCCGACGGTCTGCCCGGCGAATACTACAGCGGCCTGCTGTCCGAGCTGTTCAACCCTACCACCGGCCGTTACGAACAGCGACGCGGCGCCGAGTTCAAGCGCAACGAACCGCTGGACGGGATGGTCTACGCCATCGCCATCGGCTACCACAGATCGGTGCAGATCGGCCAGCGGCGGCAGCGGATCGCGCGCGGAGACGGCAGCGCGCAGATCATGATGGTGCCCGATGCGGCGTGGTGGGCGCGTCAAGCCGCGCTCTTGGAACCGTCCGACCAGCCGGCCGACGCCCCGCCGCCGGCCGCAAAACCCGCGCCAGATCCCGAACCGCCGCCGCCCCCACCGCGCCAGCGCCCGCAACGCCCCGCGCGCCGCGGCCGCGCCTTTGTCGATGGCTGGCGCCGATGAAATTCGCCGACCTGGCCGATTTGATTCGCCGCGAACTGCCGCACGAGCAGGCCGAACGCCTGTGCCGGGCCATTTGCCGCGAGGCGGCCGGGGAGCAGATTTACATCCCCGCGCGCCACGGCGAGCCGGAGATCCTGCCCAGTGACACCCCGAAAACCGTGCAGAAGCGTTACGGGGTGAGTCGGCAGACGGCTTACAACTGGGTGAACAAGTGGCGTGCGTAGATAACGGCAGGCATTAGCCGCCGAGGCACGAGGTCGGCTAGATGCCATTGTTAGTGTGCATTTTCTCGGGATAGGAATATGAGTAGACGAATAAGCTGGTATTCATGCGGCGCAGCAAGCGGAATTGCCACAAAGCTGGGCAATCCCGATGTGATCGCATACTGCGAGACAGGCGCAGAGGATGAGGACAACCAACGATTCATGCGTGATTGCGCCCTGTGGTTCGGGCAGCCGATAACGCGCCTCAGAAATCCCGATTACCCGGACACTTGGGCGGTGTGGGAAAAGCGGCGATTCCTTAGCGGAGTTGCTGGCGCGCCCTGCACAGGGGAGCTGAAAGTTTCGCCTCGCCTTGAGTTTCAGCGGCCTGATGATGTGCATATTTTCGGCTATACCGCTGATGCCTCAGACGTGAAGCGAGCAAAGACACTGCGCGAGAACTGGCCGGAACTGACCATCGAAACGCCGCTGATAGATCGAGGGCTGACCAAGGCGGCATGCTTGGCAATGATTCATAGCGCAGGAATTAAGCCGCCGCGTGTATATGCTATGGGGTTTCCCAATGCGAACTGCATCCCATGTGTTAAAGCCACCAGCCCGGACTATTGGGCGTTGGTTCGGCTACGTTTCCCGGCAGAGTTTGAACGGATGGCGAAACTATCGCGGGAACTCGGGGCGCGACTTACGCGCATAAACAACGAGCGGATTTTTGTTGATGAGATTCCGCAGGAATGGCCGGTCACGGAAGCGATAGCGCCAGAGTGTGATTTTCTTTGCAGCCTTGCGACCGAGGACTTGGCCGCAGATGCACACTAACAACAATTATCCCGTCCCGCCGTGTTCCGCACAGCGGGCTTTTTTTATGGGCGCGAGCGGGAGCGAATATACGCCAGCCAGCCACGCCGCAACGCGCCGGCCCGGCTTTCGCCCGGCTGGCGGTCAGCGTCGAGTTCGGCGCGCTCGGCGTCGCTGAGGCGCACGCCAATGGGTGGCGTGCGCTTGGCATCGTAGCGGGCTTCGGCGGCCCGCTGGGCGCTGGTGCGCTTGGTCATCAAAACGCGTGGCCGTCGCACCGGCCCCAGGTGCCGGACGTGCCGGTCATGGCCCAGTACTCGCCCCGGTCCGTGCGGACCGAGTAGCAGGTCATGAACCGCTGGCCCGCCTCAAACGGGCCAGCCACATCCCGCTCTGCCGTTCTGACCTCAACGGCCCGCTGGGCGCCGTTGGCCGGCCACATGAACTGTGGCGTGGAGCGCCACCCGGAAAAATCGGTTTCGTGGTTTTTTGCGTTCTCGAACATTTTTCTCTCCGTTTATTTCCCCCCGGCGCCGATCGCCGGGGGTTGTTGGGTTACCTGGACGCCTGCTCCCAGGCGTCCAGCAACTCGGCTTCCTTGGCCTCAGCCTGCTCCCGCAGGCCGGTAGCCCATGCCGCCTGCAGATGTTTCTGCAGGTCGGCCATCTCTCGTTCGTACTCCTCCCCCTGTTCGGGGGACTGAATCCCCCGGTTGAGGCTGGCGATCATGTCGTTGGCCGCAGCCATCAGTTCCTCAAATTTCATGTCCTTCCCCTTCAGTTCCCCCCGGCGCCGATCGCCGGGGATTGGTTGTCTTAAACCACGGTGACTTCAGTGCCGGAAACACTGATTTTTGATCCGTCATCAAACGTCCAGGTTGTGGTTTCGTTTTCCCAATCTTGGTCGCTTTCTACCCCCGCTGCGTCCAGTGCAGTCATCAGATCGGATACATCGTTGTAGCGGCTGGCGTATTCGGTAGCTTGCGTCATCTTCGTTCCCCTGGTGTCTCGGCTCGGGCCATCCCCTCACCGTTGAATACAGTATAATATGGGATATCCCATACGTCAACCCCATTTTCAAAAAATTTGTCCAAAATTTCCCTGCGAATTGGACACTCATACCGCGACCATTCCCCCATGGTCGCCACGCCCACAATAGAGCCTCAAAGCGCCCGCGCCGGGGACACTTGGCGCTGGACGCGCAGCCTGAGCGCGTACCCGGCCACCGCCGGCTGGACGCTCAAGTACCGGCTCTTGTGGGCCGATGCGGCCGAGGAATTCTCCGCCTCGCCCGATGGCGCCTCCTTCGTCGTCGAACTCTCCCCTGTCGTAACCTCCTCTTTCGCGCAAGGACGCGCGGCCCTTTTTTCCTGGGTGGAAAAGGGCGCGGACGCGACCTATGAGCGGGTGAGCCTGGGCAACCAGCCGCTGGAGATCCTGCCGAATTTAGCGGTGGCCGACAGCCACGATGGGCGCAGCCATGCGCGCATCATGCTGGCCGCCATCGAATCCATTCTCGAAGGGCGCGCCAGCGCCGGCGATCTGGACACCGTGCGCGCCGCCTGGGGCGATGTCGCCACCGAGCGCGACGCCAAACAACTGCGGGAACTGCGCGCCCTGTACGCCGCGCAGGTGTCCGCCGAGGACGCCGCCGAAGCGGCCGCCCGCGGCTACGAACAGAATTTTGTGCAGATGCGATTCCGATGAGCGCGAAAGTCCTGCCCCATCCGGCCCTGCTCAAGCGCGGGTTTGAATCCTCCGGCATCCACCCGGCCCTGTCCGCCTGGATCGCCGCCGCCGTGCCGCCGGATAGCGACGTGCGCAACGGCCTGCGCCAACTGCGCGCCCGTTCGCGCGACGCCGCGCAAAACGACGACCACATGCGCCTGTTCCTGCGCATGGTGGAGTCCAACGTCATCGGCCGCCAGGGCGTGTCGGTGCAGCCGAACCCGCACCGCCCGAGCGGCCGCGAGGACGCCGCCGCGCGGCAGATGATCGAAGCGGCCTACGCCGAACAGAGCCAGCGCGGCCACTGGGACGTGACCGGCCAGCACAGCCGCGCCGGATTCGCCCGGCTGGCCGTGCGCACCATCGCGCAGGACGGCGAGGCGCTGATCCGCATTCACGACACCGGCCCCACTGCCGACACCCCGACCGGGTTCGCCGTCGAGTTGATCGACGCCGAGTGTCTGGATCTCGATTACAACACGACGCTGGCCAACGGCAACCAGGTGCGCATGGGCGTCGAAGTCTCCCCGCGCCGCCGCCCGGTGGCCTACCACCTGTTTACCGACGATCCGTTGCCGGGCCAGGGCTACCGCACCGGGCGCGAGCGCATCCGCGTGCCGGTTTCTGAAATCCTCCACGTCTACCTGCCCGAGTGGGTGCAAACCTCCCGCGGGGTGCCCTGGGCCGCCACCGCGTTGCGCCGGCTGAAAATGCTCGGCGGGTACGAAGAAGCGGCGATTACGGCCGCCCGCGCCGCCGCCGTCAAATCGGCGGTGTATGTGTGGCAGGAGGGCGCCGACCCGGCCCACCGCCCGGGCACCGAAGAGGACGGCCAACTGGTGCAGGATCTCAGCCCCGGCGGGGTGGAGATCGCACCCTACGGCTACGACCTAAAAACGCTGGACTGGGCCTGGCCCAACACCGAACACGGCCAGTTCGTGAAGGATGCCCTGCGCGGCATCGCCGCCGGCCTGTGCGTGAGCTACAACGCGCTGGCCAACGACCTGGAAAACGTCAATTTTTCCAGCTTGCGCCAAGGCGCTTTGGCCGAGCGCGACCTGTGGATGCTGCTGCAGGACTGGTGGGTCGACTGGGTGGAGCGCCCGATCTATCACCGCTGGCTGGACTACCAACTGCGCAATCTATTGCTCACCCAACGCAACGGCGCGCCGTTCCCGGACGACCGCCGCCCCGGGCTGTACCGCGTCGCGTTCCAGGGTCGCCGTTGGCCCTGGGTCGATCCGCTCAAGGATATGCAGGCCGCGCGCGAAGCGGTGGCCCTCGGTACCCGATCCATCAGCGACATCATCCGCGAATCCGGCCGCGACCCCGACGACGTGTGGACCGAACTCGGCCGCGATCTGGAACGCCTGCGCGGCCTGGGCCTGAACCTCAACGACGTGCTGGCCGCGCCGCCCGCGGCCGCCGAGGAACCGACCGACGATGAGTGACACCGAAAAACACCTGGACCTGCCGCTCAGTCTGGAGCGCGCCGCCGCCAACGCCGAAGGGCAGACCATTCCGGTATCGTTCGCCTCCGACCGCATCATCGATGACCCCTGGCTCGGCCCCGTGCGCCTGAGCATGGACCGGGACGCGGTGGACCTGTCCGCCGCCCTGGAGCGCGGCATCCCGGTGCGCCTGATGCACGAACGCGGCCTGCCGCTGGCGCGCGTGGAGCAAGTGAGCAACGACGGCACCCGCCTGCGCGGCATCATGCGCTTTTCCTCGTCCGACGCCGGTCGCGCGCTGTACCGCGACGCGGTGGACGGCATCCTCACCGATCTGTCCGTCGGCGCGGCCATCTACGCGATCCAAGAGCGCGACGACCACACCGTCGCCGTGCGCTGGCGCCCGCGTGAGGTCTCGATCGTCGACGAAGGCGCCGACGACTCGGTCGGCCTGAATCGAAGCAAACCCGCGGCCGCGGCCGCACCCACCACGGAGCAATCCCCCATGTCTGATCAAGACAAAGCGCCGGCAGCCGCGGACCCCAAGCCTGCCACCCCTGAAACGCCAACGGTCGGCGTCGACCGCGGCGAAAACGCCAAGCACATCCTGGAGCTGGCCCGCTACGCCGACCAGCGCGCCCCCGAACTGGGCATTCTGCGCATGGGCGAAGATTACGCGGCGTTCGACAAGCCGTTCCCGGAATTTCGCGCCGAGGTCTGGCGCCTGATGGAAGCGCGGCAGGCCAAACAGCCGCAGCCGGCGCCGAAAACCGAGGTGGGCCTCAGCGAGCGCGAGGCGCAGCAGTTCAGCATCGTTCGCGCCGCGCAGGCGGCCGTGACGGGCAATTGGAAAAAAGCCGGTTTTGAGTTGGAGGTGTCCCGGGCGATCGCCGACAAGCTCGGTCGTCAACCCCAAGGGTTTTTTGTGCCTTACGAAGTGCAACGCGCCATGACCGTCGGCGAAGCCAGCGCCGGCGGCTACCTGGTCGGCACTGACCATCGTGGCGACATGTTCATCGAATCGCTCAGGGCGCGATCCATCGCGTTCGACGCCGGCGCCACCGCGATGACCGGCCTGAACGGGAACGTGGCAATTCCGAAACAGACGGCCGACGCCACGTTCGGGTGGCGGTCCGAGAACGAGGGCGCGGTGCTCAGCGATCTGGGTTTCGGAATGGTCAATATGACCCCGCGGACCCTGTCCGGCGGTGTGCGCATGTCGCGCCGGTTGCTGATGCAATCCTCGCCCGACGTGGAAACCTTGGTGCGCAACGACATGACGCTCGGCGCCGCCCTGGCGATCGACCTGGCCGTTTTCGAAGGGGCGGGCGCCGATGGCGAACCGCTGGGGCTGGTCAACCATCCCGACATTAACACCGTCGCCGTGAGCACCGACACGACCCCCACCTGGGATGAAGTGGTGCAATTCGAGTCCGCGGTGGCCACCGACAACGCCCTCGCCGGCGCTTTGAAATACGTCACCACCCCGGCAGTGCGCGGGAAAATGAAGGTCACGACGAAAGACAGCGGAAGCGGCCTGTTCGTTTGTTCCGAAAACAACACGGTGAACGGTTACCCGGTGCTCACATCGACGCAGCTTGCGACCTCGCGCCTGCTGTTCGGTGATTTCTCGCAGATTGTGGTCGGCATGTGGGGCGTGCTGGACATCAAGCCCGATGACAAAACCTACGCCGCACAGGGCGGCCTGGTGCTGTGGGTGTTCCAGGATGTCGACATCGCCGTCCGCCACGCTCAAGCGTTCGCGATGGGCACCTGATCCGATCCGAATAACCCGTAATGCGGCCGGATTGCCGGCCGCGACAGGAGACGCACATGATTTCCGAAGATGTGAAAATCTCGCAAGGTCTGGCCTACGCCAGCGGTACCGCCGACCGCAACGGCGCCACGCTGGACATGAAGGGCTACGACGGCGTGCTGGCGATCGTTCAGCTCGGCACCGTCGCCGCCGGCGCGGTCACTTCGGTGAAGTGGCAGCAGGGCGCCGCCGCCAACCTGTCGGACGCCGCCGACCTGGCCGGCACCGCTGTCGCCATCGCCGATGACGACGACAGCGGCATCAAGTACGTGGATCTGTACCAGCCGCGCGAACGCTACGTCCGCCTGGTGGTGGACAAGGACGGGTCCAACGCCTGCGCCGAGTCGGTGACCTACATCCAATATAAGGCCAAGCATCAGCCGGTCGCGGCCCACGGCACCGGCGTCGCCGGTGAGGCCCACGTCGCCCCGGCCGAAGGCACCGCCTGAGCCTGATCGATGGGCGCGTTCTCCTCCCTCACCGCCGACGGCCTGACCGCGCTGTTCGCCAGCCATGGCGAACCGTGCACCCTGCCGAGCGGCGCCGCCGTCGGGATTTTCCATCCCGTCGGTGCGCCGCCGGTGGCGGGCACTTCGGAGGTGGGTCTGAGCACGCGCCTGTCACAACAACCGGCCCCGACCCTGTTGCTGCGCGCCGCCGACGCCGAGAACCTGGCCGACGGCGATCCGGTCACCGTGCGCGCCACCGCCTACCGCGTCACGCGCACCGACGACAGCGGCCTCGGCCTGCACACCGTGCGCCTGATGCCGGACACCCACGTCCAGCCCGAGGGGGACCGCTGGCGATGAGTCGGTTTAACCTCACCGTCGACGCCGACCGCGCCCTGCGCGATGCGCAATCCGCGCTGGCCGATGTGCCGGCGCGGGTGGAGCGCGCCCGGGTGCGCGCCCTGCGCAAACTGCAGGCGTGGGTCCAGCGCCAGGTGTTGCGCGCCGCGGCCGAAGCGGCCGAAGTGCCGCAAAAAACCCTCAAGGCGTTGGTGCGCTACCGCACCACCCGCACCGAAGAAGGGATCGACATCTGGATCGGCACCAACCCGATCAAGGCGCACCATTTGGGCCGCGTGGTCTGGACCCGCCGCATGGCCGGCGCTCGGGCCGGGCGGCGCCTGTTCCCGGGCACCTTCGCCTGGGCCGATCCGCGCCGTGACCCCAACGACCCGGTGATCTACTACCGCACCACGAGCGCGCGCCTGCCCATCGCCGTGGAAACCGTATCCATTCACCGCGCCGTCGTCGACCGCGTGGACGCCCTGACCGACGACATCGCCGAACGCCTGGAACGCCTGATGGTTCAGGAACTGAATTTCGCCCTACGCCTGGAGAACCGCCGGTGAGCTGGCCACTGAACGAAACCACCACCCTGCGCGCCGTGCACAGCGCCATTGTCGCCGCCGCCCGCGCCTGGTTCGGCGACGCGGTGCAGCAATACGGCGCTTACGAGCCCTGGGGCGCGGGCGGCGAAAATCCAGACGCCGACGCCGAGATCAAAACGCCGGCCTTGCTGCTGGAACTCGAATCGATCGAACCCGACGACACCGACGCCCACGGCCCGGGGCTGATCGCCGTGCGCTGCGCCTGGGCGTTTCACGCCATTCTGTCCCAGCGCACCGACGACCTGCAGATCGCCCTGCCCGAATTCGCCGCCGCCGCCATCGCCCTGATCCGTCGCGCCGA